GTTGAGTGTCGGTGACGGCGCCCGCCCGGGGGCCACGATGGGCTCGCCCCGGGCGGGCGCCGCGACTGGGTGGGGTCAGGCCGCGACGTCGGTGACGACGAACGCCTGCGGACGGGTGACACCGAAGGCGACGCGCTCCTCGGCGAGGACCGCGACCAGGTTGCGGATGAAGAAGTCCGCGTGGCTGTCGGAGATCGTCACCGTGGTCTGCTCCCGGTCCCACAGGACCGAGCGGGAGAAGTCCCCGACGAGACCCTGGCCGGCATCGATCGCCTCGGTCTCCACGATCGGCAGACCCCACAGCGTGCGGGGGCCGAGCGCGAACGGGCCGGCGGAGAAGTACTTCCCCGTCGAACCGTTCTCCCGGGCGAGGTCGACCGTCTCGACGTCCTCCGGGTTCAGGAGCACCGCGTTCGGGACGACGCGGCCCACCGTGCGGGCCTTCGTCATCGCCTTGCGCACCGACCGGAAGATGTCCGTGTCGAAGGCCTGCGCCTGGATGCCCGAGGTGTTGAGGATGCCCGGCAGGTTCTCGCCCGTGCCGTCACCGTTGAGGATCTGGTCCTCCTCGGTCTCGGCGATGTCCGCGGCGAGCTCGTCACGGATCAGGCCCTCGAGCTGGGCCGCGTCGGCGAGCGCCCGCTTGGTGGCCGGCACCCACTCGGCGATCGTCTTCACGGTCGCGGTCTCGCGCTCGAAGGCCCACGAGCCCTCGGGCTTGACGCCGGCCTGGGCGATGGTGACCTCGCTGCCCTCTGCGCCGGACCCGACGGCGGCGGAGGTGGAGGCCTCCGGGACAGGTGCGGCGGCATTGGTGTGCGAGGTCTGGCGGACGTACTCCACCGTGTCGGAGCCGGTCTGGCGGACCGAGATGATGTCTCGGACCGTCAGGGGCCGGCGGCCAAGCATCTCGATGATGCCGGTCTGCTCCGGGGTGACGAACGCACCGGCGGAGGTGCCGGAGCCGCCGGTGAACAGCGACTTCACCGCGATCGGGTCGGTGGAGAAGTGGGCGCGCTCGGGGACGTTGACCGACCCGTCAGCCTTCACGTAGGGCTTGATGGCGGCCTTGAAGGCGTCCGACTGGACGACCTGCACGCCGAGGTTCTCCACGCGCTTGACGCGGTCCTCGTGGCTCTTCTGCGCCTCGACGTCGGCGACGGCGTTCTTCCCGATCTCCGCGGCGAGGGACTTCGCCTCGTCGAGGATCGCGGCGTCGGCCTTCGCGGTCTTGATCTGGTCGAGAAGGCCGCGGGCCTTCTCCATGACCTCGTCGTAGTCGTGCTTCTCGCCCTCGGTCATCATTCGCTCGGCGTCCGACGCCGGCTTCGCGATGTCCTCGGCCTGCTTGATGGCGGCGATCGCCGCCTCCTGCAGGGTCTTGAGCTTCGTGCTCATGGTGTCCTCCTTGGACGGTGGATGGTCAGATCAGTGCCTCGAGCTGGATGCCGAGACGTTCCAGCGCCAGGGAGTCGACGGAAGGTCCGCTGGACTTCTCACGGGCCCCGGGCGTGCCGGGGGTGGCGAGGCAGTCAGGGCCGGTGGCCTTCTCCTGGTCGGTGCCCTCGGCGGCCTCGATGACGGCCCCGATGGCGTCCTGCGCGGAGCGCAGGGAGTCGATGTGCTTGGCCGCGAGGACGCGGCCTTCCTTCTGCCCGGTCGCGATCTGGGCGGCCAGGGAGCGGGATGCTGCCTCGGCGGCCTTGACCGCGAGGATCTCGGTGGACTGGTTCGCGCCGATCGGGACGACGGAGACCTCGTAGAGGGAGAGCTTGGTCAGCTCGACGAACTTCTCGCCGTCCTCGGTGACCTCGGACGACTCGAGGACGTCATAGGCGAAGCTCATCTGGTTGATGCGCCGGCCCTTGACCAGTCGGTACACCTGCTTCGCCTTACCCGTGTCGGCCTCGATGTCGAGACGCCCGGTGACGAGCAGCCCGTGGTCGTCCTCCTCGGCCTTGACGATGTGCCCGATGTTGAAGTCGGGATCGTCGAACCGGTGGCCGAACAGCAGCGGGAGTTCCGCGTCGCCCTTCGACCACTCGTCCAGGGTCTCGGTGAACGCGCCCTTGCGGACGACGTCGCCGTAGGCGTCGACGTTGTCGAACACCGACGCGTAGGCGGTGAACGTGCCCTCCTCGAGCCCGTCGTCCGGGCCGGCCTTGACGCCCGTGAGAGGCGCGAACTTCGTGTGCATCATGGTTCCTTTCGCCCTCGCGGGGTGGTCAGGGGATCTCTACGTCGAGCGCGCACTGGCATCCGGCGACCTCGTCCACGTCGCCGTCGATCGATCCCGGGTACTGCATGCCGTTGCTGAACGGCTGCCCGACCGGGACCGTCTCCCCGTGCATGGCCGCATGGCTCGCACGTGGGTTGCTCGAGGTGACAACCCACGTCTTGGTCGCCTTGCTCGGTGCGAGCTGGCGAGCTGCCTCACGCACCCCGAACGCGGCCACCGACGTCGCGAGCGCCGCACCGGCGGACAGCGAACGTGCCTCCTCGGCGACGTCGAAGACGTGGTCGACGGCGTCGGCCTCGGTGAGGTCCTCGGCGAGGTCGGCGAGCGCGTCCTCGATCTGGTTGCGGGTCGTGTCGTTGATCCACGTCGCCCGGGAGGACGCGACGGCGGCCAGGAACTTCTCCGTGCGCTCCTGGTCGTAGTCGTCCGGCGGGAAGCCCAGATCGTTCGCGGCGGCGCGGCCCTTGCGGGTCGCGAGCGCCGTGATGAGCGGGAGGATCGCGTCAACGAGGGCGTCGTCCCACGCGTCGGCGTCCCACCAGTCGCCGCCGTCCTCGAGCAGTCGGATGACCTGCTTGCGCTGCGTGGCGAAGAAGTCGGTGAGCGCCTTGATCGCGTCGTCTCGCTCGCTGTCGGTGACCTCGGTGCGGGCCTTGCGGGCCGGCTCCTTGGTCAGTAGCGCGGCCGCCTTGCTCGCGGGGAGCATGACGATCGCGTTCTCGCGCATGCGGGTCGAGTCGGTCGGGGAGGCCTGGCCGCCCTCGGCGACGTTCAGCGGCACGATCAGCTCGTCGCCGCCGTCGATCGCCGGCAGGTTCTGCCGGGCCCGGGCCTCGTTGCGGGTCATCCACGGGCCACCGGTGGAGGACTGCAACGTGGTCGCTTCCTCGGCGAAGTCGCCGCGGAGCTTATCCCGCAGGTTGTACTCCACGTACAGGTCATCGGTGTCCGGGAACTCGGGGAAGAGCTGAGCCATGAGCTGCTCCTCGAACTGGGTCAGCCACGGCCCGAGCGTGTCCTGGTACAGGTGCTTGTGCTGCTCGCGGATGTTGGAGAACGTCGCGTGATCGAGAATCCCGATCAGGGGCGGAGGGATGAAGTACGCGGCCGCGACCTCTTCGCGGGCGAGCTTGCGGACCTCCACGTACTGCAAGGCCTTCGCGTCCTGCCCGGCAGGCACGAACTCCATGCCGTCCTCGAGGATCGGCGTGCCGCCACTCTCGGGACCATCACCGGAGTACTGCGAGCGCCAGGACGACTTGAACCGCTCGCGGGCGGTGTCCGACCACGGCTGGGTCGTAGCCGGCCGCTTCAAGTAGCCCGAGACGCGGGCACCGTTGCGGAGGGTCTGCTCCCGCATCCGGCCGGCCGCGTACTCCTCGGCGAGCATCTGGCGCAGGGACTCGATCGGGGACTCGCCCATCGAGTCCGCCGCCACGGAGTAGCCGTCGAGGACCACGAGCGCGTCGCGGGAGACCTCCTTCTTGCCGGAGACGCCGCGGATCGTAAACCGCTGCGCCCCGAGGAGGCCCATGTCGTGGGGCTGCACCCACGTCGGAGGCACCCGGACCAGGCCGCCGACCTGTCCGTTCTCACCCTTGACCTTGAGGGCGTAGGCGACGTCGTAGATCGCCTTGTCGCGGGCCAGCGCGTCGAACAGGTTGAACCGGGTCGAGCCGGGTGCTGGTTGGGCGAGCAGGCGGGCGATCGGGTGATCCGTGATCCGCTCGCGGTCGGTGTCCGACACGCGGCGGAACGTCTGGAGCTTGAGACCGGCGATGTTCCGGCCCAGGAAGGTCACGACCGTGCGGACGGACGGCTGCTTGCGGAAGATCTCCCCGTAGGCCTGCGTGAGGCCCTCGGCGAGCTGGATCGAGGTCCGCATCATCGGCTGCTGGTGAGCCAGCGTGCGCACCTGCCCCTGAGAGACAACGAACGGCATGCGTCACCGCCTCTCAGAGAACCTGAATGAAGTCGAGCTCGGTGGCGTCGACGAAGACCTCGCCGTCGACCGGCGTGCTCTTACCTGCCTCGGCGATGAGTTCCGCGTTCCGCAGGACCAGGACGCCGCGACGACGCTCGACGGCCACGCCGATGACTGCCTGCCCGGACTTGAGGTTGGCGACGACGTGACGGGCCTCCAGGCGCCTCCAGGGCGACCTCCGCGAGCTCGTGGCCACCCAGAGGTAGCCGCCCGCAAGGGCCAGGTTGAGGACGATGAGGACGATCAGCGCTGCGATCAGCACGCGCCCCTCCCTTCATCACGCGAGCATCAGG